AGACTGTGTTTTTCATGTTATGGGCATTGGTACAATACCGCCTCGGAAGATTTGATATGTTTATTGACGATTTCAAAGATCTTGCGGCTGGGAGAGTCCCAAAGTGATATAAAGATTTACTTCTAGAGATAATCATAAAAACATGAGCAACACTCGTTACGAACTTATGCAACATGAAGCAAACCTTGGACGTATCGAGAGTCAAAGGGAGTTGATGGAGACGAACTATATGAAATCTCTAGATGTCATCGAGAAAGAGATGAATGAAATTGACAGGCGGATTGGTGTGGCGAAGTCTTCGGTAAAGAGGGAACTACTCACAAAACAGTATTCTTACCTGGAAATTATGATTGGAAAGTTAGATGAAGATTTCGCTTCTAAGAAGGATGAACTTGATGAGATTATCAAGGAGACTAAGAATCGTATGAAGATTCTCAATAAGCAGATCAATGATGAAAAGAATTCAATGGATTACAATATTGACCAACTCAAAAATTATATGAATAACCCAGGTACTTATACCATGGCCCAAGTTCTAGAAAAGGTGGTGAATTCATTGGAGATTCTCAGAGAAGATAGAAAAAAGAAAAAGTCTATTTCTTCCGAATGAGTTCCTGAACACGTTTCATGAACTCCTTGTTACGGCTTATTGCTGGGTCAGACTTAATGATACGAAGTAGAGCAGCTGAGGGTATCTTGGGGCTGTTACCTTTGGGCTTTGGTGTGGACTTCAATTTTTTACGCGCACTCTGAATCTGTTTCACAGTTGGCATTTATTTTAGACGAATATTTAAATTGATCAAAGAAGTGAACAGAAATCTTGAAATTGTGATACATTAGCATACACACGGCATCAGCTATGTCATGCTTTCTCTCGTATGGAATGTTAATATTCGTATATCTTTCAGCTAAACTAATGGTTCTCTCTTTTCGTTCGTCATAGTTTAGATGTCTCATACCAAAATGCGCGTGCATGCTCACAGGTGAAACTAATATAACTTTATCTCTGAACATGTAATTCAAAAGTACTTCAATGTTTGTAAAACCACCTGGTGGTTGTCTCTCTATGAGTATTGTTTCAGCCTCGTCAAATATCTCTCTGTGATCATCCACCATAAGGGGGACGAGGTCAACTATGTCATTGGAACGTAAATGCTTATAGTCTTCTAGACTTACCTTCTTTATATATTCCACTTCAATATTTGGTCCATTTCCACACTCGGCAAGTACAAGTCCCATATTGTGGTACCCAATATCTATGGCGAGTACCTTCATGTCTTTATGTGAAAGATTTTCCTTAAGTATAATATATGAAGATCAAAGCAAAGGCGAAGGTAAATACAAACACACAGATATTGTGGGGTGTTTTAGTTATACTTGTACTCATCGTACTTTATATGTACCAAAACCCTAAAGTAGTTGAAGTTCCAGTGGGAGTACCCATGATGCCCCTCCAACCTAGACACATGGAACGTCAAGAAAGACCACGTAGTCCTGAATTCAGAGAGGCGCCTATTAAGCAGTACAAACCTGGGTACATGCAACAGATGGGTATACTGGTTGGTGAAGGTGACGAAACCCTCCCCCTCTACGGTAAAGAGGTTAGAGGCCGCCGCGATCGCTACCATTATTACACCACGACCGGTGGCGAAAATTTGTATCCACTCCCTGTGAGTCATGAATCCCGCGACTGTATGGAAGACATTGGATGCCAAGAGTTATATGGAAATGAAACAGTCTCAGTGACTGGTAAAACTGGTTCATTTAATGTAAACTTATACAGAACGGATGACTTTTTCTAATTTTAAGGTGATGGACCCGATTGGTTATTTTTTCCACTAAAGCGGTTCATCGTGTCATCTACGAGTTTAGACGCAGATGAACTACAAGATAAGCAACAGCAACACATCATCAAGAGTGCAGGTGGTGTTTTTACAGGGCTTTTCATTGTCATGTAAATTACAAGTAACGCACAACATATAGAACTGATATTACCGGCGAGAGTAACAGGTTCCATAACTGGTCCCACACCATCAAAGTTAATCATTGCGGGATTTTCTTCTTTATCAGCTGAGAACAAACCTAATAGAAGAGCCATTTATTATACATCAACAAAAATTATTTCGTAGATTCATGACAATATCAATCTCTCTACCTGGAAGCCCTACTGAATTTCTTGAGAATTTTCTTTTCATTCTCAAGAGTTTCAAAATAGTTTCGTCATCCAAATCCTTAAAAAAATCCACAATTTCTTCTAGGTCACGTAAACCCATATCTTCCTTTTGAGCCTGAACAAAGGGCCATGTTTGCTTTCTTAATTCGGCTACCTCCTGTTCGAGTTGTCTAATACGCGGAAGTAACACTTTTGTGATTGCAACACTGGCTTCCATAATACATATCCGGTTACAATCTTTAAACCGCCCACGTTCCGCACACGTATTTCACACCTCCATTTTTAACAGGTGCACCTCTATGAACGTATGTCCAAACCGATGGAAATATTAACATTTTACCTTGCTTTGGTCTAACCTTTTTACCACACCAAAATTCAGTACACCCACCCTGATCTTCTTCCAATGTATTTAGATACAGTAACAATGTAAAATTACGAGGTACTTGACCAACAGCGTGATCATCCCTATGCCATTTATAGAAATCACCGGAACGAAATTCTTGAATAAAGTATCCTTCATCTTTTACATCGCTAAATAGACTAGCTGTTGAATCTGGAAGTGTATACTGTGTTACATATTCATTGTATTCATTCAACGCTTTTGAAAAGACTTTGAACATGACATCATCAAGTTCTTTCCAGTCGTCAAGTCCCGAAAAATGTAGAATGGTTGATTTTCTAACACCTCTATTCAACCCACCCAACGTTTGTGATTGATGTTTCCTATCATCTTTCTTGAACTTATCTATCAATTTTTCACATAATTCCTTTGATAACACGTTTTCTATTTCATAGATGTATTCCATATACTCATTATATGTTATAAAGCTTTATATCTATATAACATATAATGATCCTTAGACCCACTGTGAAATGTAAAGCTCAACACAGTGACGAATTTCATAAAATAATGAAGAAATGTGAGATTAGACGTATAGCTTTACAACACATGTACGAGGCTCCCTCACTCCACGAACCAGTAAAACTCACCGCGAGACAAGCACGTCTAAAATTGATTCTTCATGAGGCTCTTGACATTGCTCACACTATTTGTGAACACCACGATGCAAATACCGAAGAATGTATGTGGGCGTGGGAGGTAGTTGATGAGATTGACGATGCCGCGACGAGGGCTGGTGTCAAGTATCAATAATTTCCTTGCATATAGTAAATGGATCTCAAAGAAAGGGTCAAAAAATTGGGTTTCAGGGTGACCAAAGATGTCAAAGGTAAACGTGTCAAACTCACCAAGAAGGAACTCGAAGCTAAACTTGACAGGAAGAAGAAGTCTCACTCAACTCTAGAGAATCAGGCCAGAGATGCGAAGAAGTTCATCAAAGTTTGTAAGATGGTTCTCAGAGAAGCGGAAGTCAATGCTCCGCGGATTGTCCGACAAAGGCGCTCTGTCGCGGCTCCACCACCACCACCACCTCCCCCACCTCTAATGCGTGTGCCACCTAAACCAGTCATCAATAACGCACGGGCTAGACTTATGGCCAATCTTAGAGCTAATCTTAAAAGACGAGGTCTTGCAAATAATTAATCATATGTAATTTCCATACCTTTGAAAGGTGTACACCTGATCGCACTTATAACTCCCTTAGTTGAATTGAGAAGTACTTCCACGTCATCTGTACTATAAGCCTTAACATCAAAGCCATCAATGACACGGACAGACTTGAAGTCGTCTATCACAGTTGTTTCCTGATCAACGTGTTTGTGTTCACCCATATAGTCACACTCCTTGTAGTAATGAACACCTGGAGCGCTTGGATCTATTAAAGGGGGTTTCTTTTCTTCATCTTTTATTCCCAATTCTCTCTTGTATGTGAATAAAAGGTAAAATATCAAAAATACAACAGGAATAATTACTATACCGTTCATTAGTATTAGTTTACAAATTTAATTCCAAACCTCTTTGACATATACTTCTTAACACCCTCAAAATCTGGATAACTCCAGAGGTACCATCGCGACCAAAATCCCGCACCGTCAATACCACTGATTTTCCAATCCTCCTTATCACTGGAATTGACACCGAGCATCAATGTTTGTATTTTCTTTGGATCTCTCTCAACAATAATACGTCTAGGAACTCTTCCTCCGTGCCTAAGAACATAGGAACGCATTCGTGAAGGTGTTTTGTGTTTCGTGTAGTCAGAGTATCCACTGGCCCCGAAGTCAACAGTTCTCCCGTCTCCGAGGATGGCCCTGAACTTTTTTTTACGATTAGGGCTTCTGACAATTTTGACATCATACATGTCTATTTAATAACTTAAACAGAAAAAAAATAAGATATACATGAACAAAATTGTATATCCTTTTATGAGATACCATTTATCCATATATCAAAATAAAATCAATTTCATTCATAAATTTTTACCAGAATTGAATTATTCTCTCGAAGACAATATATTTGAAATTCTTAAAAAATCAAAATTAAATTATATTCGTCTTTCCGGTGTAGAAAAGGTGTATTATAAATTAATTATGAATGGCAAAATAAAAACGTTTAAGGATTTTTTATTGTTTTAATTACTTACGACACGCACCACAGTAACCCTCCTTCTTCGCTTCGGGGAAGAAAAAGAGGCGTTCATCACCGCGCTTGATACGATAAAGGTGATCATACATGTGGAGGAGGCCAATCGCAAGGGCCACAGTGGACACGGCAGCGCGGTTCATCTTGCGGGTACTCCAGGCATAAGCCAGGAGGAGGCCGATGAGGGTAAGTTGAACAATTGTGAACTTGGGGAGCGCTGGCATCACAAAACGCTTCTCAACAGTGTCAACTTCGTTAGTGGGGACTGGGGTGTACTTTTCCATACGCTTGCCGCCGTAACCTGGCATTTTTATTTTATACCGAGAAAATAATGTGGCACTTCCTCTTGTTGCCTGTGGTACTGGTACTTCATGATTATCTGAAGTCACCCATAGACAGAATGTATTTTCAAAACCCATTGAGACCCATAGTGGGTATGCGTAATGCACTCATAGATATGATAGATTGGTGTTCTGAATACTATGTAAGGGATTATCCCGGATTATGGCTCGTAAAGTTACACTACGACAATATTAGGGAAGAGTTTGAAGAGGTTTCGAAGCTTGCTAAGAAACATTTGTTTCATGAACTTGATCCATGGTTTGATAAGAACCCAAACTACTACTTCTACAAAGTGAAAGATTTTCCAAATCTAAATAGTCTCATCCGACAAATACCATGTATTGACAAAGAGACTGCACTCTTTGCGGTGATGGATGGACCCATGTCTATAGCACCTCACCGCGCGGAAACAAATCTTCTACTTCGTTATCATCTCACTATAGAGGGTGGTGGGGGTTGTACACTCTATACTGATAGGGGGATACACGAACATAGAGAAGGTGAAGAATTCCTCTTTGATCATGCAAGAATACACAGTGTTACTAAACACGGTACAGAAAGAAGGGTTGTTCTCATTTTAGATGTCAAGAGATTCTAAATGCTTACGACATACCGCACGATACATATCACTTCCACCGATGAGTTCCAGTTCCCTATTGCCCACAATTCTCTTTGTGAATGGACCTGGGTTTCCGTTATTACAATACATACAAAGAGCTGAAAGTTTGGTAACTTCACAAGCCAGTGGAATACAGTCTAAAATTTCCCCCCATTTTCTTTGAAATGAATCAGCATCTAGACCTGCGAGAATTACAGTCTTATTTTCAAAAAGGCAATATTCCACAAACTTTCTGAGTTGGGAAAAAAATTGAGCTTCGTCAATAGCGATGATATCGGCAATCTCAAAGTCATCTTTATGCACCAAGTCAAAAAGATTATACACTTTGTGACAATTAAACTTTATATTGTCATGTGTCTTTAAAACTTCATCCGGAGACCTAGTATCTTTGGCCGAATTGACCACGAGAATGTTCTTACCAATAACTTTAAAACGTTTAAGTCGTCTAATAAGTTCCGAAGTTTTACCTGAAAACATATTTCCCATAATAATCGAAAGACCCATCTCTGCTGATTATTATAATGTTGTATTTTTTATATGGGTGATATTCACAGGGCATACTTTAATGGTCACAAAGGATATGTTAACATTAAAACTGGTCGTGTCAGGTTTGAATCTAAAGTGTATCCAAATATCGAAATGGCTATAAAATATCTCAGGAAAAAGTAAGATGTCACTGAGTGATGCTCAAATTACCAAGAAGGTTGGGGAGCTGCGTAAAAAAGAGGGTAAAATCTATGCACCCCTCAAATACTTTAGGGGACTCACTACCCTCAATGATGTTGAGACCCGCTATAAGAAGATGCTCAAGCGGGACTATAAAGATTTCAAGACGGACAAGAAACAGAAAACCAAGACTTCCTCCTACACGCAGAGGTTTAGAAAGATGTATCCGGGAGCAAAATCTCTCCCTGAAATTGCTAAGGCTACTAAGATTCCTCTAAGGACTGTCCAAACCATCTACAATAGGGGACTCGCTGCGTGGAGAACCGGGCATCGTCCGGGTGCTTCTCCACAAGCGTGGGGGTATGCTAGGGTGCATAGTTTCGCCACTAAGGGGAAGACGTACTACACGGCGGACAAGGATTTAAGAATACCTTGAACAAAGTTATGAACAATAGCAGTTCTCTCTATATACATAGTAAGACCATTTACTCCTCCTATATCTTTGGATACGTGATTGTTTAAATAAGATTCACCTGTAATGATAATATCTGAATGCGCCGAACGTGGTGTTGGCATCTTCTCTCTAAAAAACTGAATCAATAATGGTATCGTGGTAGTACCTTCAGTAGCTTTTTTTAACTTATTGATACACTCTTCCTTACTTGAACTATTTGTCGTTCTTTCATCCACTTTTATTTCATACTTAATAGGGTTTTTGATATTACTTTCACCATCAAGACCGGTATGATGCCCCTGTTCGTAATTTGTATGATATTTCAAACTCCCAATGAGATCCTGGATGAAATATCCTACATTCATCTCCATTTGTTTTTTAAGTTCCGAATCATTCAACCATTCTTTAAACTCTGGGTAATGTCCGTAAAGAATGTGTAGAATGCGGTTATAAGTATCTGGTCTAGTGTTATTCTTTTTTGACGGTGGACTGGACCACTTTTTGATCAGTTCCATCACCTTATCTTCAGTGGGTAAAAACTCACTCATCTTAACTTGATTTAGATATATCTAATATCTTTATAATACTTTTTCCGACGTGATATGCTAACTCAACTGGTACAGCATTTCCAATCTGTTTATATTGAGAAGTCATATTTCCTTCAAACTTAAAATTGTCTGGAAAACTTTGGATCCTAGCATACTCTCTCACAGTAAGTGGTCTCAATTCAGTTGGATGACATCTTTCAGTTTGTTTTTGTTGTGGAGAACACAACAATGTCAGTGAAGGACGTGACATTGAAAGACGTTTGGCTATTCCACGCTTTCCACCACCCGAAAAGAAACTATTACCCATGTACTCTCTCTGTATATTTTCGGGTAAATCTACCCAGCAACCACCTTCGGGAATGAGTTTGAAGATTTCCTTCTTCTTTTCAGAATATTCAGCGCCATCACTTTCTGGTACATCCAAAAGAATATCGCGTAATACTGGCTTATAATCCAACTCATCTGGAAAAGTATATTCTTTCTTCGTAAGTAAGGTGGCGTTCGGAACATCGTCGTCCTCGTCCGATTGGGAATACTTACCTACTATAAAAAGTCGTTCACGTTTCTGTGCAACACCATAATCGTTTGCATTGAGAACCTTATACTTGATATCATAGCAATCATCACATTTTAATATTTCCAAAATTTCCTTGAAAGCTTCCCCTTTGTTTAGAGTTGTCATCCCTTTCACATTTTCAATCACAAAAATTTTAGGTTTTATAGTTTTTATAAGATCTCTGAATGTGTATACCAAATGTCCCCTTGAATCGTTGACACCTTCTCTTTTCCCAGCTTGAGACCACGACTGACATGGAATTCCTCCACATAATACATCCACTTTACCTATATATTCAGATACATCAATATTTTCCATACTAATACATTGAACGTTAACACCAGGATGATTTACCTTCAGTGTATTACACGAATCCCTATCATTATCAAGTAACAATAAAGGTTTCATACCAGCATTCATGAAGCCCTGCGACATACCACCCGCACCAGCACAGACTTCTATAAAATTATATGTCATATTTTAGTATGAACTTTATTTTTTAAGCTTATCGTAACAATTATATAGTCAATAAGTAGGATGATACTTATTGACCAAATAGTACGTTATATTTCCAAAGATATCATGTTACCTACGCGATGTTATGCAGGTAAGAAGGAGCGTATCAATGTAAAGAGTTGTTGTGATTGTAAGATTTTTTGTAAGAAACCACCAAAAGGTTCCACCCCCGTACCAGTGTATGTTAAACCCTAATCTTATTAATGCATTTAATTTCATCTTTCGTCCATTCAGGGGGAATAAACATCCAACTTGAAGTTCTTGTCAATTTTTCCAAACTCAATCTTACCCTCATCAATGAGACTCTTAATCTTTTCACCAACTACGAGGTTCTCATTGACGAAAGTGTCAACTTTGGGGTCTTCGGGAAGTTTTGGCATGAACATCATGAAGGCTGTCATCTTCTTGTTCATAGGGAGCTCACGGTCTTGAAGGATTTGCTTAACAACATTGGGAATCTTGCTTAGATCCATATTATAATTACTAATATTCATTTGTTTTTAATCCTTTTTATTTGGGCGAATGGCCCACTTACTCTCTTCGTGAAACTTTTCATAATCAATCTCTTTGAGTTTAAATACATCCATCAAGAATTTCTTGACTGGATTTACTTCTTTATCAATTTCATCCGGTGATTGATCAATAGACGGAAATCGTCTATTCCCTTCACCAGGAGCTTCAGTAGGTTCAACAAAATTGTCCTTTTTGGCGCGTAAAGTTACACGTGGACGAATGAAAGTGGGTTTTATTGTAAGCAGCATCGCTTTTTCATAGTTCCCGCGAAATCTTTAATAATGAATAATTCCCCCAGCTTCTAAAAGTGTTTTAGTGACCCCCAAAGCGACAAGTCCAACTCCAATATCTTTAAACTCCATCTTCATGAAACGACCGGCAATAGTCATCGGCATAACCCACGAAGTGAGTTGAAAGAGGCTATAGTTAATGAAATCCTGATCGGGGAGAACAGAACGAACTTTAACGTTTCGTACGGGACGACGAAGTTGTTTCTTTTTAGTTTGTAATTTGACAGGTGTTTTTTGTATGTGTATAGGTTTAGCAAGAGCTAACATTCTTATTTCGAAAGAAACATACTCTTTAAACACCTAAGTCATCGCAAACCAATATAAAAATAATTCACTTCAAATGTCTACTACGATGAACTCCGCTTCCATCACTGAATACATCCTCAAGCTCGAGAAGGAGAACGCCGAGTCTCGCACCAAGATTGAACAACTCAAGAAGTTGTACAAGCAATCCGAAGACGAGCGAGTCGCCACTCTCGAGAAACTTAACTCTAAGCTTCTCGATGATGAGATTCGGAGGGTTGGCGCTGTTCTAAATGAATCCGACACCGAGTCTGTTGCCTCTAATGACCCCGAGACTGAGTCCGATGACGAGGACTATTTTGTTTCCTACAACGAGGAACTGGCTGAAGCCCTTGACAGCCTCGCTTATTTTGAGAAAGACTTTCACAAGGCTGCAGCTTACGACGACGCAGCGTATGCGGTCCAGCACCTCCCTTTCAAGGTGACCAATGGTGATGAGCTTGCTAAAGGTCCGAGGAAGGTGAAGGGTATTGGCAAGAGCATTGCTGCTAAGATTAACGAGTTCCTTGACACTGGTAAGATCGAGAAACTTGAGAAGCTCAAGAGGTCCAAAGCCGTTGACGAGACCCATGATGATTACTTTATTGAGTCAAACCCTGTCTCCACTAACGAGGAAATCGCTTGGCATCTTGACAAGCTCGCTTCTTCAAATGATAATCCTCACAAGGTTCGCGCCTATCGTAAGGCGGCTGAAGCCATCCGCGGTCTTGACTTTGAAGTGACCAATGGTACTGAGATTTCGCAGGGTCCCCGCAAGATCCCCGGTATCGGGAAGAGTATCGCTGCTAAGATTGATAAGCTGATCGTCACCGGCAAGATGAATTAAATCTAATTGGCTTTGGCTTTGGTTTTTTTCCATTTGGATTTCCTCGTGAGACGTGAGAGTAAATACACATAGAAGATTAGGACACCCATCTTCCTTTTAATAAAAACAAATAATTTTGTTGACTAATAATAAACGATGACTCCAGTACTCGTTTCTGTAGACAAGGCGGGTGATCTCAAAATCGGACGCAAGAAGTGCCGTCTCTACAAGAAGGATGAGGTGGTGAAGGTTGCCAAGAAGTATGGCATCAACACTGAGAAGAAGACTATTGGTGAGCTCTGTGGTGCCATCAAGTCGCGTGCCAAGAACTCCCCCATGAACAATGTGCCTCTCGCGAAGCTCTACCCCGAGGCTGCCAAGAAGCGTATGGTTGCCAAGAAGCGCGCGGAAAAGAAGGCTCTCGATAGGAAGATTGCCGCCAACTTTATGAGGAACATGACCACCAGGATTCCCCCACCCAGACCCAAGCCACGCAGCCCCAGCCCAGCCGCTGTTGCGCGTGCCAGGCGGCGTGTGTGGTTGCTTTTGCGTTGATAAACGTGTTTCTTATATGAATGCGGCTGGCCAGAGGATGATCAACCAAGCGTCTCCTCGTGCAGCGATGCGTATTGCTCGGGAACTTCGTCGTCTTCGTTAAATCTGTATACGTATAGTTTTGGTATCAAAAGATGCCTTTTTCTTTCCATCATACACATTTACAATCCCTGAACTAATCATTTTATCGTTTACAGAAACGGAATCCCCTCTCTTTCTATAAACTGTAACAAGAGGTCTCCCGTATTTATCCATTTTATCACATTCTATCCAAATCCATCCATTAACTTTGTTTCTACACATAAAGGGATTCCATATCATGTAAGGAGCGCGGTCATCAAACCCACATTCTTGTTTAAATAAATCTCGGGCAAGTTTGGCATAATGAATATGATCTTGTCTATTTATCATACCAAGACTTGGCTTCATTTCGGGTGAGTCATAACCAAGTGTACGAAATTTAAACTTTAAAACACGACCATGTAAAATGATAGCCGCGTTGAATGTGTCTCCATCATATACACTTGTTATTTTTGCATATCCTTTATAATTCCTTAAATCAAAAATAGGAAGTGAATCGTCTACAGTAGATAAAATACGTTTATTGAAACAACATAACATTTACAAAATAACACTAACAATCTTTAAACTGTCATTTTTTACCCCAATCAGAAAGATCATTATATTCTTTTTTATCTGTATTATATCTAGATTCATTATCTTCAATCATCATTTCCTTCACAGTCTCGTATAGGACTGTGGTGAGGGCAAACTTATAAGCGAGAAATCCCACGAAAGTAGCTCCATAATCAAAGTCAAACGCGAAAGGTGCGTTATTCCACGACACTTCAAAAGCAGCGGCACACAGTGGTGCCAAGAACTCCTTCTGAATTGCTGAATTTTCAAATTTGTCCACCCTATCAGATAGAAGGGTCATATACGCGTACGAGGCGGCGGCTCCCAATGTTGCCGAAACACCTTGATCAGCACTTTGGGTGATGAAATACGAGGCACTCAAGGCTGCACCATACCCAATTGTAGACTTCTTGAGGGTTGTCTTGAGGCGGGAGTACTCAGTAGGAGCAATTGGCTTGGCGAACGCGTAAGTGAGGGACATTCTAGATGAAAGTCACTTAAAATCTTTATCCGAGTTAACAATAAGAATGCCGTGTGACAAGTGTAAAAAGAAATGTGGAGTTCCCATGGATTGTAAATACTGTGAAGGTCAGTTCTGTATGAAATGCTTTCGTCTAGAGGTACACGATTGTCAAGGAGCAGATATCAAAAAAATAGAGCAACGCAAAGAACTAGCGAAAAAACTAGCATTTGAACCACCACCGAAATGCTTAAAGATTTGAGAACTATAGTATACAGCGTGGGAGGTGGTATAGTCTACCAACGTCAGGGTGCCCGAGTAGGTCTAAGGGGTGCGACTTAAGATCGCCTGTACTATGTACGCGTGGGTTCGAATCCCACTCCTGACATTCATAGGCTTGTAGTGAAATGGATATCACTTTGGACTTCTAATCCAACATTCCGGGTTCGATCCCCGGCAAGTCTGAACATTACATTATGAATAAGGATCTTATCATTCTTATTCATGATGTAGCTTCCTGATTATATTTACAGACATTTACTTTTTCACACGCTTCTCGAGGTTCTTGATTTTGTTTTCGAGGTTTTTAATCTTGAGCTTGTCAGCCTTTCTCATGTTATTGACTTGATTTTGTGTATACATGCGATATGTTGTACCTGGTTTAATAGCATTTGGACCGAACAAAGATCTTCCGTTAGACGTACCCATTTTATTTTATACATATATTTTAAATCATGCTGAACGTAATAGGTCTAGTGATTGCATTACCTGTGGTTGTATATGGTGGTATATGTTTGGGTATTTACACTATATTTAAAACGAGACGTGTCAAAGGTATATCTCCCAGATGTTCTCAAACAGACTTAAGAATATTAAACTAATCTAAAGTAGAAATGTCTCTAGGTGTTAAGAAACTTTCTTACGATGCTATTATTCCAACTCGTGGTTCTGATGCTAGTGTTGGATACGATTTGTACAGCGTTGTTGACACTATTGTACCATGTCAGACAGGTAACACTCTCGTTGGGACTGGAATAGCGTTAAGTATTCCACCTGGTTGTTATGGTCGTGTAGCTCCACGATCTGGTCTAGCTGTGAAACACTGCATTCAAGTTGGTGCAGGAGTCATTGATCCTGATTATACAGGTGAAGTCAAAGTCGTTCTCTTCAATCATGGAGACAAAGACTTTGAGGTTAAGAAAGGTGATCGCATCGCACAACTCGTTCTAGAGAAGTGTGATACACCACCTGTTGAGGAAATTGGTCTCCTTCAAGAAACTCTAAGGGGTTCAGGTGGTTTTGGATCTACGGGTAATTAATACAATTGTTATTAATAATAATAATAACACTCCTACCCCAATAGCTATGTATAAAGTATTCAAATCAGTTGTGTCAGATGGAGAGTCAGTGGAAGGTCCCATGGAAGGTCCCATGGCCTCACCGAAACAATTCTCATCTGTGACAAATTCCTGTTTTTCATCTTCTGTACACGCAGAGGGGTTAGCACAAAGTGGACAATTCTGACCCACTTTACATTTGCAACATTGTTTAAGACTGTTCATGGGGAATGTTACATTGTTCGATGGAGCCATGTATCCTGATGAACATTCGCTTTCACTCACAGGATGGCACCCCTCTGGAATAATTTCAACCCCTCTCATAGATCCATCATCTTGTTGAACTTTGGTGGTATCAAGTGCACAACTCATATACATTTAGAGTACATTTTTATCACAGTACCAGAAGTCTTCTGCTCGAGGCATGAAGAGAATACCCTTCTGCATAGTCATAAATAGCTTCGCGTGATTGACATTTGGGTAAGACCAAAGAAGCCACCTCTCCCAATAATCAGCTCTAAAACAGTCATCCCAATCTTCTTGTGTACTCTCGTCAATCATAAGCATACCCCTATGAATTTCATGTGGATCTGTTTCTATACGCAGCTTCTTGGGAATAATTGCACCCTTTCTAAGAAGATGCGCTCTCATGAGACGAGCATTACCATGATCACTGTATGTTGAAACTCCTTTGTTTCCAAAATCAATAGAACGTTGGTTTGGTAGAGTGACCCTATACTTGTGAGTTATGGAAGGACTGGGTTTAAGAACGACGTGCATTTAATTTGTATGAGATAAAGATTTAGTATTATTTACTCACATGAAGAAGTATGAATCCGTGGACGGCATTATTTTACGAGTTGGTGAATCGGCTAAAGAAAATGACGAACTCACAATGACAAGTAAACGTGAAGAGTGGTGGATGCACGTGTCTGGATGTCCAGGTTCACATATTGTTATTTGTTATGAAGGTGACGTTGTTCCAAAGGAAACTAAGAGGGATGCAGCCGTTTTAGCTGTGCACTATAGTAAAGTTGCACCCACAAAAATGACTAAAGTTGATTTTGTTAGGGTTGACCAGATTTCTAAATATACTAAAAGTCATCATGGACAGGTTGAACTTGAAGGTGAAGTTACCAAACTCACAGTTTTCATGAATAAGGAGAAGTCCAGACTAGATAGACTCTTAAAAAATAGACACAATAAGTAGGTATATGAATCACCAAGAT